CGAATACCAGCGATATTACAAACCAAATCTTTTTTGACTCGATAAATAACCACATCCAAATCACCCAGGTCCTCTTTTTTAAGGATGTCCGAAATATGCACTTTACTACAGTCGTCGATAATAAAAAACGTCAACTGATCCCTGATTTCTTTCGGATAAGACTTCCAATAGTCTAAATGTTTCGAGACAATGTCCTTTGATTGGTTGTAATAAGATAAATTAACAGTGATTAATTTGGACATTTTATAATATGCTTATATTTTTTTTAAATAAAAAATTATAGATGTTGTGATTTTTCTTCCCTTTTATTTGTATCCATATTTTCTAATCCATGAAAATGAAATATTCTTGTTTTAAGATGATCCTCTGGAAACTTGGTACAATTTGGGTATGTTTTTTTATATATAAATGATTTATTGTATGTATCAACACTTCTTCTATTATATTCTATTGGAAGAATATACAGATTAATATTTGATTCCCATAATGCTATTCTTAAAGATGGTTGATCATATTCTGTAATTGACTTATATTTTTCATAATATAGTTTCCATAAATTTAAAAATGTATCAAAATTCTTATTTTTTTTATAACCTAATATTCCACCATTTATTTCTGAAAAAGCATAAGGAATATTCATATATTCTGGAATAGGAAATGTTCTTTTTCTTGCATAATCATTACATGCTATTATATCATATTTATCTAATATAACAAACATATCTTCAATATTATGATTAATATAAGTATCAGAATCAATATAAATTGTTTTCTCATATGGAGATTTGTCTAAATAATATTGTTTACATCTTAGACTCATATCTACAATTTTAATTTCACTGAATACATCATTTTCTATTTCTTTATTTGTAAATAAACAAATATTTGCATTTGGTTCAACTTTTCTTAAACTTTTAGCTGAAAATATTGCTTCATTTATATAATTAATCTTTCTATTTCCTCCAACACTATTCGAGACTATATAAATATAACCTTTTGACATTATTTTATATATATATATATACGTATATAAAATAATGGAACATATAAATATTACTGATCAAAATATAAAAAAATTTATAGAAGAAGTGAAAAACTTAGATTTTTCATTTACATCACCAGGTAGAGAAATAAGAAGAAATCCAGATGGACCTCTTGTAAAAAATATAGAAAAAAAAGAATTTCCTATTTTTGAACCAATAAAAAAAAAAGAATATTTTTAAATGAAGAAATATTATTTTTAGGTTTCATGTGGAATAGTTCACATACTTTGTTTGATATGGAAAGATTATTATTACCTTTGTATTTTAGCTTTTATTTAGAAAAAACAGTTTATATTTATTTGGAACCAAGATCATAAAATTCAATATTCATGTGCGTTTTATAATTGCTGATTTGATTTTCATAATCCTCTAAATTTTTTAATGTATATTCTTGTTTTCCAGAATATGGAAAATCTACTAAACACTGAATTTCAAAATCCCCTTTATCAATTTCTATAAATCTTTCTGATTTTTTATGATTTAAATTTTTATTTACTTGTTATATGTATTTCTAAAAACTCATATAATCTATCTGTATTTATTCCACTTTTTTCATACAAATTCCAACCTAATACTCCTTTTGTTGAAATAGCAAATATTCCTGTATACTTTTTGAATACTTCTTGCGATTGTGTTTTTATTACACAACGCTTTCCAATTTCATTATAACAATGATTTCGTTTTTGTAATGACTTTATACCTGGGCTGATAAATTGTATAAAAATATCGTTAAATTATGTAAGTAATTTATTAAATCATTTTCTTATATAATTTTAGTTAATAAACCATCTGCAACTAATTTAATACCATTTATATTAAGATGATTTATATCATACACTCCAAGTCTTTTAATTTCCCATTTCTGGATAGCAGCGTATTTCACAAATATATCATCGTAACTATATTTATGTAATATTTCATCATGAGTAAATAACCTATGACATGGGTTTTCTTGTACGAATTCATTTATCCATGTATTTATATTTATTCTTGATTGGATTAAAGACCCATTAATATCCTTGGCATTCCAAATAGGAACAAATAAAATTGGTTTTTTTAAGATGGTGCATATTTCACGTAAATGTGCTTTAAAAGATAAAATTTCCTGTTCTTCATATACACAATTACTTATAATATCAGTAAGCTTTTGTAGATAACTGAAAAAATCAGCATTAACTTTATCTTTAAAGTAACATATATCGTTTGTTAAATTATTAGTATTATTTACGTTTGTTCTTAATATATCCTTTGATATAGAATATAAATTATACTCTCCATTAGCACCAGTATTTGACAATAATAAAATATTTTTAATATTATATGTTATTTTTCGTGGACACTCATTGTTTTTTATATCATCAAAATCTAACCCAAATAAATATTTAATATTGGATTCTATATTCACACCTAAACAAATATTATTATATTTAATCGATTTTAAAGATGATATTTCAATAATATATAAACCAATGTTCGGATTTTTATATTCTAACATTTCATTATTTGTATTGTTATTGTTTGATGTATGATCATTATTAAACAATTTAATATTGTTGAAGGGAAAAAATGAATTAATTATATTAGCTTCATCGCGAGTAATATTATATAATGTATTATTAATATGTTGTAATAATTGGGATGTATTATAAATATTGCTCACACCCATCCTATTACCTCCGCGTATTAATTTAGAGTTTCGTAATAAATTTAAAGGTAGTTCTATTCTACAACTACCAAACATAAATATAGTTTTCATACTTATTATATATTATAAACATAATTATGAAATGCAATTCGAATTGAACTACACATTTAGACAATTAAAATGCCTAAATATTTATATTAATAATATATATATGAACGCGGTAATATAATTTTATAATAAATAATAAAAATGTAATCCAAAATTTAAATGTAACTTAGTATAACTCGGCGTTTTAAATGTTCAAAGGTGTAAAAGGATTCTGTCAAAATAATAATACTATTATTTATACATCTTATGGTAAAAATGAAAATATAAACAAATTTCTTCTATTGAAATTTTTTGATTTTGCAAATATTTTTATACAATTTATCTGCCCAGATATAAGGATTATATAATCGTTTTACTTCGTCATAAGCATTTTTAGAAATATTATTTCTCAATTCGTGGTCTTCGCATAACTGATATAAAGCATGATACCAACCATCTTCTGAAAGAACTGCAAATCCATTATCAGGATTACCCAATATATGCATATTTGATGGTGTAATATCTGCTACTATTGGTATACCACATTGAGCTAATACTAATAATCTTCCAATATTAGATTTATTTTTAAATCGAATTTTCATGTCTGTTGAGTATTTACCCAAAATTGTGTTCTCATCAAGACGTGTCTGGTTATAATATTCTGAAATATTGGGAACTACACCAATATCAAAAGTTTGAATAATATTATGAATATTACACATATTCCATTTAATAAAATCCATTTCAATATTGGGTTTGCCTTGAATCCATTCTGTCTTATTTGAACATGTATATACAAATTTAATTTTAAAAACTTTATTTAATCTTTCTAATGCGTTTTTTAAACCTATATCACAATGATTTAAATGATTTTGATTACCATGATAACCAATAACAATTTCATCCTTGTGTATGTGTGTTTTTGGAATAGTATCTAAATACATTTTTTCAATTTGTGGAAATAAAAATATATTTTTATTTTTATTTATCATAGATTCTTTTTCTTCCCATGATCCAACTATAATAAAATTAAATTTGTTTATTATATTACAATCTGATGATGGCGTTATAGAACCATTTATTTTACTACTATTTTTAATGTTATAATCTCCTTTGCCATAAATATGTATATCATAATCATCTATATTTTTTGGATTAATAGTGCTTTCAATATTATTTTGATTAAAATAATTGTTTAAATCATTTACATGAATACGATAACTTCCTGTATTTAAATTTTGGTTTTGAGATATAAAACATATTTTCATATTATATATATATATCAAAATAATATAATAGTTATATTATATATAATGGAAAACTTAAAATTAAGTGGTTTAAAAAATAAAGAAGATTATCTTAAATTGTCTGAGTTTGCTACAAAATATGATCATTCAAATTTTTTGTCAGAAATAAAAGACTTTTTTAGTTGGATATATGATAAAAATGATATGGATAATATTGCATTATATTTACAAATATGTGTTAAACAATCTAGGCCATTATATTTACATGGATATGTTGTATCATCAGCCCTTCATCAATATATTCAAAATAATAAAAACTTAAATAATTTAACTATATTAGAAACTGGTACAGCACGAGGATTTGCAGATATTATTATGTCGAAAGTATTAAAACAAAATAATACTTCAGGTAAAATTCATACTATTGATTGTCTTGGACATAAAAATAATGTAAAATGGAATTGTATCGATGCTCCAAATGATGGTGAAATATCCCGTTATAATATATTAAATCAATGGTCTGAATTACGTGATAATTATATAAATTTTATAACAGGTGATTCCAATAAAATATTACAAAATTTAAATATTGGTAGAATTCATTTTGCTTTTTTAGATGGAGCTCATCATTATAAAGAATTAACAGCTGAATTAAATTATGTAGAAAAAAATCAACAACCTGGAGATATTATTATATGCGATGATTATACAATAACTCAGTTTCCTGAAATATGTGAAGCAATTGATAATTTTTTAAATTCAAATAAGTATGAATATAAAATCTTTTATGGGAATGATGGAACTAAAAAAAGAGGATATGTTTATATGAAAAAAAAATAATAGAATAATTTTAAGTAGATTAACATATAAATATAAATTATATGTTTATTATATAAAATGAAAAAAACGCATGATTATAATAATTATGAGGAATATGTTGCACATCAATTAGAAAAAACATCTAATAAAGAAAAACAAGCTAAGTGGTTAGGACCCGAATGGCAAGAAAAAATTATAATCTTTAAAAAATTATTCAAAGATAATATAAAATATATAGAAAATAAAAAAAATGCTGTTTGTTTAGGTTCTCGGACAGGACAGGAAGTTATTGCTTTAAAAGAATTAAATGTAAAAGAATGTATTGGAATTGATTTACATGAATTTGAACCATATACAATAAAAGGTGATATTCATCAATTGGATTTTAAAGAACATACATTTGATTTAGCATTTTCAAATATATTTGATCATAGTTTATATCCTGAAAAATTTGCTGATGAAACATATCGAGTTTTACAAAAAGATGGAATATTTATTCTTCATGTTCAATTAGGAATAGATCAAGATAAATATACAGAAGTAATCATTGATAATAAAGAGTCTATTATAAAAACTTTTAAAGAATTTAAATTAGTAAAAGAAGGGCCTATACAATCTGGTAAAATTGCTATGAATTATGAATTTGTATTTCAGAAATAAATTACATTTTATATAGAATATTTTTAAACATACCCAATCCAGCCACTTTTATCATACTTAGATCCTAATCCTAATGAAGCATTAACTCCCCAATATGGATAATATACCTGACTTCCTTGATGATAAATTCCAGCCATAATAGAATACGTACTTTTAGATAACACTAAAATATCACTATGAATCATTAACCATAAATCATAATCTTCATTATTTTTATGATAAATATGTATTTTATATTCATTTACTATTTTATCTAACCATTCTGGTATTACTTCACAATAAGTAATAATATATATTTCTTTTTCAGGATATTCTTTTTGAAATTTTTCAATTAAATCAATTAATTTTTTTGGATCAATCGGTGCTTGAGTGTCTAATGAATGTTTATCACTATCAGCTCTATTATATTTTGAAAACTGTTTATTTTCAATTAAATTTTTTATGTAGTTAAATGAACCCTGACCATTATAATCTTTACGAGAAGATACATCTTCTAATCTAATATGAATGCTTATTATTTTTTTATTATCACTCCATGGTAATATAAATTTGTTTTTTTTCAATTCTTTTTTAATTATATTAAAAAAATATTCTTTATAATTTACCTGAAAATAAGATATTATATCTTGGTTCAATATTTCTACACAATTTGCTGAACTTCCTCTTACACCAGGATAGCAACAAATATTTGATTTATAATTGGAAGTATTTTCTTGACTATTTTTAATAATAGGAATAAAATATATATTTTTTTTATATTTATGCTGTGTTGAATAATACAATTCTAGGTTTTTAATTTTACAAAATATAAAATCTCCTAGTTGAATCATAAAATTAGAACCTAATCTATCCTTTCTATCTTGCAGTAAATAAATGTTATTCATATAATTATATATAATATAAAAAATTAATATTTATAATAAATAATCATATAATTTTTTTAATCCATTTTTTAGCCCCATATTAGGCTTATATTCTAAATCTTCTTTCGCCTTTTCAATCGAAGCATATGTGTGCGGAACATCGCCTAACTGTTCTCCTAATTGATGAATCTTGGCTTTCTTTCCGCAAATTTCCTCACAGGTCTCTATGAATTCATTCAAACTAACTGG